ACCTGTGCTTTCTTCTTTTTCCGCTGCCGTCTATTCATGTTCTGCCCCGCTTTCCGTGTCCGTTTCGGACACCTTACCTGTATAGTCTGTTACTCTGATACCCAGAATACAGTAGCCCTCTGTAAGCCCTGTATAATCTTCCAGCATATAAATAATATCTGCATCAATCGTGCGCCCTGTGTGCTTACCGTCCTTAAATTCCAGCATTTTAAGGCTGTCGCCCTGTTTGTATCCTCTGTCATTCTTCCGCAGCTCAAAGCTCTTTTTCCCGCTTACTACGTCCTCGTAATCAGATGCCACTATTTTTACCTCATGCTGCTTATGCTCTATATTTCCCTCACTTGGCAGATGCTGCATTTTTTCTGCGTCTACCCGCTCCTGCAATTTCTTCTTTGTCTGGCGGTCTATAGCGTCCTGCTCTTCGCTGTACCGCTGTTCGTCCGTCTTTTCAGCCTCTGCCTTGTTTATGTACTGGTCGCATTTCTGGCACGTTCCCGTTTTTACGTTGCAGTCCTTGTATTTCTGGCAGGAATAGCACAAAGACGTTATGCTTTCTGGGTGCGGTGTTTCGTAATCGTCCCCTGCCTTTTTCTCTGCTACCTTTTCCGCTATTTCCTTTGCCCTCACATTTTCGCCCGCTGCTGCTTTTTCCGCTATTTCTTTCTGCTCGTCCTCGTCCAGCTTTGCTGCCTCGTATGCAGCAGTGATACCTAAATTGCCCTCTTTCAGCTGCTCTTTAATCTCCGGCGTTGCGTTGTTGTTGATTGCGTCCATTCTGGCTACGTTTGTGCTGCTTTCGTTTATCATAGCCGCCACTAAATCACGCATTTTGCCTTGTATCTCTAAGCCGTCCTCTTCCTTGGCTCTGATAAGTGCAGCTTTGGTGCGCTCTACTAATCTGGTTTTTTCATAGGCTGTAAGTTCCTGCGTATATCCGTTGCCCGCCAATAAGCGCAGCTCATACATTGCCTCGCTCATATCCATAAAGCGGTAAAGCACTTTCTCATACTCCTTATGCCCCCGCTCTAAGTTCAAAATATTTGCCGCATTACGTCTGTGTCCGTCGATTATACGGTATTCCCCGTTTACTCTCGCCAATACTGTAGGCTGTTCCTGTCCTACGTGTAAAAAGCTGTCTGCCAGCTCTTCTATGTTCTCTAATTTCTGGTGTGTATTCTCCTGCGCTGCCTTTACCTCATAAGGGCTTAAATAAATCTCTTTGTATCCGTCCGTCTGTGCCTGCTGCCCTGCTGCTTTCGTCTTTGCGTTCAGAATGTCGTTAATGCCAAACTTTGCCATATTCTCTACCTCGCTTTCTCAATCCTTTGTTTTTTCTTACACTGTCCCATTACTCCGTTACACATTTCGCACGTTCTCCAATGCTCGCAAGCGTCGCTTTGCGGGCATTTCTGCCCTGCAAATTTGCCGCCCCAGTTCCAGCACTCCGTACCGCCAGTCCTGCTGCAATGCCAGTAAACGCATAATCTCTCTTTATGTGCCACGCTTGCTACCTCGCTTTCCCTGTATACGCTGTTACAAATTTCTTGTACCCCTGCGCCGCTCCGCAGCATGGGCTATACTCATAAATCGGCTTACGCATGAAAGTATTTTCTGCTACTTTCTTGGAATACCGAATAATACCCAAAATATTAAAATCTGTCTTTTGTTCCAGCCACTCTACGCCTGCTGCCTCGCCGTCTGTGTTCTGGTATGACGTAATCAGCACGCCTGCCAGCTTTAATGCTGGGTTAAATGCCTTTGCGTCCTCTATCTGCTCTGTCACAATATCCAGCCCCTCTAAAGCGTCCTCGTCCACCTTTACGGGTACTATTACCTCGTCTGTAATTGCCAGCGCATTTACAACATTAAGCCCAATATCCGGCGGGTTATCAATGATGCAGTAATCATACTTGCCATATATGGTGCAATCTCCGTAATACTGCACCTTTGCATATACCAGTGCTTTGTATCTCTCTATCTGGTTTCCGCTGTCCTCTTTGGTTAAATTCCACGTAGCCCCAAATAGTGACATGTTCGCCGTTACAATGTCGATACCCTCATACTCTGTATGCTGTATCAGCTCGTCTGCGCTTTCCCAGTCCCCAGCCAGCAGCCTTGTAACTGGTGCTACGTTCTCTGCATCATATCTGCTGTACGCCTTGCTTAAATTTCCCTGCTTGTCGTTGTCAATCAGCAGCACCTTATAACCTCGCCTGTAAAGCTCATACGCCATGTTTGCCGCTGTAAAGGTCTTGGCTACGCCGCCCTTTAAGTTCAAAATGCTTATTGTTTTCATTCTTTGCCTCTCTTTCCTGCGTCGCCTCTAACGCATGGTTACTGTTTCCTGCTCTTTTGTAAGCTCGTCTGAATGTAATAAATACTGCTCTATCAGCTGCGCTGCTGGCTGCCAGCCGTAGCAGACGGCGGTATAATAGCCCTGCTGCCGCAGATACTCTAACCACTCTTTCTGTTTCTTGGTCGTCGTGTTCTCGCCTGCCTTAAGCTCTATGTAAAGCCCATGATACCCAGCCCTTGCAGCTGGTAGCATAATATCCGGCACGCCAGCCTTTACGCCCTGCCTCTTAAGCACCGCTGCTGTTGCTTTATCACGTTTGCCACCGTTTGGCACATGATACATATATTGCAGTTCTGGCATAAGCCCTGTTCTGTATGCAGCCCAGCTAAATAATGCCTCTTGATGCCCGCTTTCGTCGTCCAGTCTAAAGTTTCTCATTTTCTCGCCTCGCTCTCTGCTTAAATTCTACATACTGGCAAATTCTGAAAAGCAGCCCGTCCTTATGCGGCTTGCTGTTCTCTATCGCCAAAAGCGTTATTGTTTCCTCGCTTTGTAGTCCCGCATTTCCCAGTACGTCCCAGCGGCATATATCGTAGTATCTGCACCGCAGGCAGCAGCGCTTACAGTCCTTGCCTTTCTGGAATAACCAGTATTTAATTTTTTCTATCATGTTTTCTGCCCTTTCTGCTGCCGCTGTCTTTCCAGCTCTCCTGCTGCTCAAAAATAGCCGCCGCAATTCTAAACGCCAGATATGCCGCCACAATCAGCGCCAGTAGTCCGGCTATTATCAGCACTGCTGCAATGGCAATGCCCTTGACTATCTGCATTTCAGCCCCCCCTATCTGTTATTTTTACTAATGTGTATCTTAAATACCCATAGCCGTAATATTCTGGGCTATGTACTCCCATGCTTACGCTGTTCTTATCCACGTAATAGCCCTTTATTGCCTTTGGCTCTTTCTTGAAATACTCACGGTCTGAAATTATGTGATACTCTGGCTCTGGTCTTACTAAATTCTTGCTGCAATTCCAGCGCTTTCCCTGTAATGCTCCGTCAGTACCCTTTTTGTGCGTTCCTGTGTACTTGATTAAATAACTTGCCAGCTCTGCATAGTTGCCGCTGTCGTCCAGCGGGAATACCTTAACCCTGTTATGCCCCTCGTATGCCTTATACCAGCAGCGCTGTAAAATCTCTGTGTCAATTTTATTTACTACAAGGTGGTGATGCCTCGCACCTTTCTTGCCTATCTCCATAACGTGTATGTATTTGAACTCTAACCCTGCTTTTCTGTACTCCTTTCTGCACTCCCTCAAAAATACGTCTATGTCCTGCCGCATCTGCTCCGGCGTTCTGTCCGGCTCTCCTTTCCTGCGGATATAGTCAAGCACTAAATGGTAGTCCCCATAGCCATAGTTCGCATTTATGAGTATCCTTAACTTTCTCTCTGCCTGTCTGGTGTTTACTTTCTCCTGCTCTTCTTTTGTTGGCTTTACCTTATCCCCTCTGCTGATACCTTTCTTTTTGTATCTGCTGGTAAAGTACCTCTCTATCTCTATCGTATTCCCCGCTTTTGTTACCCTCTCTACGTATGGCATATATCTACCTCTCTGTCGGTTCGTTAATACTTTTATCAAGTGTTAAAACTGGCTGCCTGCCCGTTAAATTTCTTGACTTTGCGCCATACATAGCTTATAATTTTTATAGTATTTCAAAGCTGTATAGCTTAGCGCCTATGGTGTTTCCCCACCGTAGGCGCTTTTATTTTTTCATGTTTCCTGCCGCTCTCTTATGCGGCTTAAGGCATAGTCATAAGCCTGTCTGTACGGCTCTCTGCAATCGTAGCCCGTGCAGCTATATAATTTGCTGCCCTTGCAAAACTCGCAGCTGTGCAGCTTTGCGTAATCGCTTGCCGCCCGCTCCTGTCGCTTTTCCTCATATTCCAGATGCCGCTTAATCTGGTTTGCATCTATAACCGTAATCCCCAGCATATTTGCTGTATGTATTTCTCTGTCCATTCCCTCTGTTATGCCGTATTTCACGCCAGCAATAACAAAATCGCAGCCTTTCAGCAATGCAAGCCCCGCAGCCATGCCTCTTGCCCGCTCTTCCGGCTTTTTATCGTCCATGCACTGCGTCATATATAAATGCGGCGTAATAGGCGCTAAGCCCGCCTCTAATGCCTGCCGTGTCAGCTGCTGTGCATAATCTATGTTTCTGTCCAGCTCTGCGCCGTCTTTCGCCCTGTACGGGCTGCATATATAAACTTTTTTCATACCTAATTACCCGCTTTCTGTTGTGCCTCTGTCCGTGCCTGTTCATTCCCTGCCAGATATGCCGCTAAGTGCATCAGTTCGTCTGCGTCTTTTTCTTCAATAAAATCACAATCAACGCAGCATTTGCAGTACCCCGTAATTTGTAAATATCCGTCATATACTTCCTGCGGTGTCTTGCACTGCTTTAAATCATTTATCAAAGCTGTAAGCAGCATTACTGCCTTTATGCCTGTCTCGCCGCCTTTTCCGATACCGCCACAAAATCTGCCAGAATATATACCAGCAGCCTACCGCTCTGGAAGTCCTTAAGCGTCTGCGCCTTACCTGTCAGTAAAAGCCTGCTGCCCTCTACAAATTCCTGCATAACGTCAAATTCTATGCCGTTGCAAGCCCTGTATGGTACGTCCTCTGCAAATACTACTGTTACCTCGTCCGGCACGCCGCTTGGTCTTACCGTTTCCAGCTTTGCCATATAACCACAAAACGGCAGCCCGCATAGCTGCTTAATTTCCTTAATCTGTGTAAGCGTTCCTACCAGTCCCGCTGCATTTCCCTTGATACCGCCGCCTGTAAGCTCGTCCATGATTGCAGTATCTAAATCCCGTAAAAAATCTGGCTTTTTCTTTGTCATACTTCCTGCCCTTTCCTTTCTTATATGTAAATGGTGTAGTAAAGCGACATCTGCAAATCACTAAACTTATACTGTGCTGTCTGGTCTGGCTCTAATGGTTTCATAAGCCCCAGCTCTTTCCAGCGTCTGTGCGTTATCTCTGGCACTGCCCTAAACTTCTTTACCTCATGCTCGCTGTATTTTCGGTATTCCTCGCTTATCTCATGGTCTGCAAACGGTTTGAACGCTGCCAGATACCCTACGTAAACGTCTGCCCCGCCCTCGATAATGCGCAGGCGGTCTGAACTCTCCAGCGTGCCTATAAATTCCTTTACTGTCACTGTCTGCCTCTCCTATTTCTCCGGCATTTCGTACAGCCTCGGTATTACTGCTGCAAACGGCTGTACGTCCATGCCGCCCCTTACTATGGCTGCACCGCCAGCCGTAAACAGATAGCTTACGCACGCTTTCTGTATCTCGTCCAGAACCTCTAAGCAGCGCTCTTTTGTGGCATACTCTCCGATTTCCTCTAAACACCCGTCACTTATGCAAATTACGTGGCGCTTTTTGTCTGCCTCTGCGCCGCCTCTCTTTTTCTTTATGTCCTCGTACTCTCCATACTCTACGCTGGCGTAATTACCGCCCAGTCTATACAGCTTTTCTTTATTCTGGCTGCGTATATATACCTCGCTCATTGCTTTTATCTCCTTGCCTCTATGTTTTCCATTTCAGAAATGCAGTTTGACGGTATCAGCTCATAAGCTGCCGCCTCTATTTCTGTAAGCGCCTCTTTATACTCAATGTATCCCCACGCCTGCCGTGCTATCTCTGGTACGTTCTGCCGTTCCTCAAAATTTTCTATATG